CCCCCATCATCCCTTTGCCCATCGTGGTTAAAGTATCTAAGCGCGGGTAATAGATGTTTCTCATCTACAGGGTACTTATAATTCTCGGTATCAAGAAAATCCGCTGAATTAACATCCTTATAATCTTTAGGTTTACTTTCATTAGCATTGGTGATTTCTTTTTGGACAGCCTCCTGAAACTTCTCGTAATTTTCCTTCTCTTCGGCTTCATCATAAGACTTGGAAACGGCAACCGCAAACGTCCCCAAATTGGCAGGGTGATCCGTTATTGATACTTCCGTTGGGTCAACATCCTTATAAGTCGCAACCCATTTACCTATATTCTCCGCAAATTCCTTAACAATCCCGCCCGGGTTTATCCTTCCTGCGACTGAAAGCCCCATTTCTGCCCCGCTAACAAGAAGTTTGAATAGGTCTTTCGCTTTGCTTGACCAATCGTATAATCGTGCCTTAATCCATAATGCAGGCTTATCGTCTTTGTCAGGAAGCACGTCCGCTTTTATAATCTCTCCTAATTTATCGTCCCACCCTTTGCCGTGTTCTGAACGCAACGGCTTGCCGACCAACCTCGCAGCCATCTTAGCTATAACCTCGGGGGACATCCGCTCGCCGGTTTCATCAACCTCTATCGTTGAGGCAATACCCTCAATGAACATCTGCCCATCGTCGCCACGGTAGGATTTTATAATCTCGAACGCCGGTGCATTAAAAAATATGTCGTTAATCATGCTTTAAATATATTTTACTAAGAATTTGTCAAATTATTTATTCTTCCTGCAGTAGTTCAGACCAATCGCCAACCCAGTCGCATCTGCAATTAGGGTGGATAGGCAATATGTCTTCGTCTGATACGTCGTAAGGGTTATCGCCTGCCGCGTCTATGCAATCATCGCAAGCGTCATCCGCAGGAACAAGGTTAACTTTCATTATGCCTACTTCCTTATATTGATCGAGCATTCCCTGATTTATAGCCCATTGTGATTCGGTTCTCGCAATCCTTTCGGCTACATAACCGGGGAAGTCAGGGTTATTGGGGTCAACACCAAACGCAGTCTGTAATGCATCGGCTATTTCACCATATGTTTGCCCTTGGTCAATCCCTCTTGTAATAACGTCATTCATTTGCTGTTGCATTGTGGTATTTACTGTATCCCCTATAAGGTTTGCCCTGTCCTCAAACTTGGGGGCATATAGTTCGGCATTGGTTACCTTTAGGCTCGGAAAGTTTGTAGTTATGTCAACCAATGCTTTATCTGTTCCCAAACCGTAAGAAGCCCGATAATCGGCAGGGTTTAAGGTTAAGTCGTCAACGCTCGGTGCTTTTTCGGGAGGTATTACGTTCATTGGGTACTTAATGCCGTTTTGATAAACCTGCACTCCGTCAGTAACGTACGATTCACTGGGGTTAAAGTCGGCAGCCTTCTTAATAAATGGTCTTTTAACTGCCCTGATCTTGACTGCCTTCCTATACCAAGCCCATATCTTCTTTTGGATTATAAGCGCGAGGGTTCTGTCGAGGTCTTCAACTGTGGTTATTGATTGATAGTCTTTTTTTTTTAACGGCCTGAACGCCTTTTCAAACTCGGCGAAGTTGTCAATAACCGCTTCCTTAAAGATTTTGGCGCAAATCGGACTGACCAGCTCCAGTATTTCCGGCAGATATTTTGACGACTTGCGCCAACTCGCTTCGTCATCGTAAAAGGAGTAGTCTACCCCGAAACCATTGCCTTCTTCTGTGATTATATAATGCCCGGGTTTTCTATCCCCTAAAAAGTATTTCTTCTCTGCAAGCCAAACTCTCGCCAAGTCCTTTATCGCATTGAAGTAACTTTCAGGAGCTTTAGACATTTGTTTCTGAAACTCCTCATTATGCAGATCATGTCCTTTAAGATAACCTGTAACAATATAAGTGTTAGATTTTCGGGTATCCCCCCATCTCTGCCGCCATTCCTGTGAATCAAACGGCTCTTCGAGATTAATCCAAGAAGTCCACTTTGGATATAATTCCTCAGGCAGGAGTTTCATTACTTCGTCGTAATTCATTAACTTGACCTCGGGCGTGTTAACCTTAAGTAGCCTTAATACCTGTGACACCGCTTGTTCGGGGGGTATTTGATCCCTTCTTTCGTCTAAATACGTAGCCTTAACCGTAAATCCTCGGTTCTTTCCGTAATCCGTAACGAACAAGGGTTGGGTAATGCCCCTATCATCCATCCAAGCAATGGCTGTTGCGTTTTCAGTTAAGGGGACTATCTCCCCTTCTTTAGAATTAAAATTTTTCTTCATCGCAACATTAAGTTTGGTATAATAATCAGGGTCTTCCTTTAAATGGGCTAATACAATCTTAGCCGTTAGAATAGGGTCGCCGTTTGTTATGTTTTTATGTTCCAACTCCTCGTTAAGACCTACAAAAAACTCTTTGGAATCAATCTTCTTCCAGTCTATCTTTAAGGCATCGCCTATCTTTTTAGTATCCTCAATCGAAAATGACTTATTTAAGGATTTCTCAGTTTCCTCTTCATCGTCATCTATAGGCGTCTCATCCAAAGGCACAATCACGCTCCCAGCAACGAGAATTGGCTTCCTGCCTCCCATTATCGGGTCTTCGCCCAGCCTTCTTCTGACATCGTTAGGGGCGAGTATCCCTGAAGTGGTGTAAATCTTGTCTATCTGCGCTTGCTTTAATGGGTCAACTACTTCGTCGTCTATCCACTGGAACTCCAAATTGGGGTCGATATTATCAAGCCCCCAACCAAAATCCCTAATTATTTCAGTATCTATATATTCTTTTAATACGCCCTTTAGGGACTCAATCGCCTTATTCATTGAGAGTTGGAGTTGGGTCTGCCCCTCGACCTTATACATATCCATATTGAAGCCGATATCCTGCGGGCTCATTCTGTAAAGTGCTACCTTCCACTTCATTTGCCATTCGACATATTCTTTCCACTGCATATCGGCGGGGGACTTGAGAAGTTCCTTAACGTCAAACCCTTCGCTAAACGAGCCGACTATTGGTTGCCAAGCACCCTGTAACCCCTGCATTTCCGAGGACAAGAACATTCTGAAATTATCGACTGAAGTGGCAGGGACATCTTTGCCCATATTAACCAGAACCGAAGGAATTGTATTGTTGCGGAAAAATCCGAGGTTGTAAGCCTCTGCGTAAAGGAACGCCGTACCGACCGCCAAGCCTGACTCGACAGGACTCATCCCATAACCAAAAGAGTCAATCTGCCCCTGTGGGTTCCACATCATGTATATGAGGTCGGAGTTCTTAAACTCGGCAACTGGGTCTTTATCTTTTTGGGCGGGCAAATACTGCTCGTAGGCAACGTCGCCAACCATCCCGAACTCGTCAAATATTGGTTTTATAGTCGCACCGTCAACCTGATACAGCTCGATTATCCTATTAGCGTGATCCCTTACCTTTTCGACAACGCCGGCATCAACGACTAATATGTCCTCCATTATCTTATCTATGAAGGTTCGCCAATTCTCGTTATTCTTATTGGGTCTTCTTAAGAGGTTAATTAGATACGTTTGGAATGTTTCGGAAAATGGCTTCTTGGGGTTTATCGGCACAATATCCCACGGAATGCCCGTGATCTCATCCCTTAATGTAGTTATGCACGCCCTGTCCACCCAATTCGCCCGGGACATTCTTCTGAGTGTTTGAAGTGTTATTTGTGAGGCTTTTCTCAGCCCCCATTGGGAGTTCATCTGCTGATAGGCGATAGCCATCGGGTTATAGGCAAACGACTCCTTAACGTCAGCCTTCTCAAAGTCTTCCTTTTGGAAACTGTCGGGCAAGGGAGTTACTTTTGGAACTTCTGATTTCCTTTGATATCCTATTCTTCCCAATACATTGTCGAGTACACTCATGCTATTATAATTTTACCTTTATTTAGTCAAATTATTTAGTTTAGCCAACCTATGCCTTACTTTAAAGATAACTGCTTCAATTAATGTTTTCCTCTCTCCTAAGACCCAACCGATTTCCCTGTAATTCAAGCCGTCTGCGCGTAGAATAACGCACACCCTCTCCATCCCCGGCTTGATATAGTTAAATACTTCATTCGTAAGCGCTTCGGAGACAGTATTGCGGGCGGAGTCCTCAGCGATAAGTTCCTGAAACTCCTCTATTTGTATAGCGTAAGGAATAAGCGGGTTCTTAATTACTTTTACCTGACTCATTTGATATAATGACTCCTTTATTACCGGCGGCAACCCTTAACTTGTCTGCTTTAATCAATAGCCTTAAGTCGGCGTTAAACTTCAACCAAAAGAATGTTATATTCTCTTCGTTCATCGGGTTAGGATATCCCTTTTTAGAGTCCTTTAACTTAACGTAATTTATGTATTCCCGGGCAAGATAACTCCCGAACCCCGCCACGTCCAAATCCCTTTCGCGCCTATCTGCTTCGGTAACAATAATAGTCCTCGCCCATTTCATTTCGAAATACGAAGGATATCTCTCCCAAATCTTATTCTTTACCATCGCTATGTAAGCTATCTCACAGCCTCTTGTAATAAGCGACTCTTGGATTAAGACCTTCCTTTGCTCGACTACCTCTTGGGCGGCCTTGATCGCCCTATCCTGTTGATTCTTGATAACAAACTTCCGCAGTTTGGGTTTAATCTTTCGGACTAATTCTTTATCGCGCTTTATTTCTTCTGTTTTACTTACCATCTGTTTATTCTCGGGTCATTCTTCATAATATCTAAGTCCGCTTGATGCTCCAATTCCTTTTGCTTTTCCATATCGGTCGGCTCAGCCCCGATGAACGGCTTCCTTGGGTCGATATAAGGCATCTCTACAACCCCGAAACTGACCCCTGTCCCTTCGCTTACGGCCGCATACCTTAGCGAGGCGTGCAAATCGAAATGTCCCGCTCTGTCCAGTGTGTCGTCTATCTCTGCCCGTAAAATCCCCTCATTAGTCTTTTTGTATACCAAACTCTCGATCTCGTCAATCAAGGCGATATTCTCAGGTCTGTTAAGGATAAAAAAGCTCGGGGCGTTATCCAGCCTCCTGCCGTCGGGGAACATTACCGTGTGCCCTTCTCTTGGATGTATCTTTGTGCTTATCATTTCAATGCCTAATGAAACCCAAGAACGATCCCCTGTCCCAGTTTTTCTTTTAGCCTTTGTGATAGACATCCCACAGTTGTTGAACTCCGTCATCCATTGAGGTCCCGAAGGGTCGCCAAAGCCGGGGATAATCTTTCCCAAGTCTTCAATATCCTGTTCCTTTATCGAGTCGGCGTGGTCTTGGATCGACCTTTCCCTTTGTTTATAGCATCTCTCAACGAACCAATTCTCGTCATTGTCCACTGCAACCCTTAAAGAGGCAGTGGGGTGTTCGCTCCCGAAGTCGAATCCCCTGAACCTCCGCCACTCGGGCTGAATCTCGAACGGCTCGATCAAGTGCAACTCCCGAGAGAACTCTTTATGGACAGCCCCCGCCCGCTTCCTGATCTCCCCCATGTACTCCTGCTCGAACCAATCCTCCTGCCCCATTGACTTATATCGTTCCCGCTCTTTATCTATATATTGGACAAACATCCTCTTCTCGAACGAGCCTTCCGGCCAAGCGGTATTGTCATAGGAAGTAAACTTAAACGTCATATAATCAGGGTCGGGCTTAATCTCTTTGCCGCCTTTTTCAATTATGTTGTTATGGTCGCCCATCAACATCAGGTCGTGGAAATGGTCGTAACCATTAGGAGAACCGATATACAGTTGCCTATGCCGGGGAGAGTCTGCGAGCGTAGGTCTTATAATATCAAACGCCGTGGGTTTGATGTCCCTAACCTCATCCCATATTAATAAGTCCAGTCCGCTTCCTCGGAGTGAGTCGGGGTTATCTGCACCTTTTAAGAATAGCCAGCTTTCGTTCACGTAAGAGTAAAGGGAAAGTTGGCTGTCGTTCTTTTTTAGAAGTCCTGCCTGTACGAGCGGGGTGTAATACTTAGTCATATCGGGATCGATCCAATAAATCGTATGGGCTTGTTTGTACTCGGGCAATATAATCCAAACCATTTGCCTTCGAAGGGTAGTTGAGAGTATCCAAGCCAGCCCCTCATTCAGAGCGAGCGCTGATTTACCGAATCTTCGCCCGGCGTCAACTACCCGATAGCGGGCATCGCAGTCGTGAATCTTAACTTGATTGGAATGGGGGTAATAAAGCCTATCGCCATAGACGGTGATTTTCTCGTCATCGCTAATCTCTATGGCTTCATTTAGATCGGTTGTCGTCGGTGGTTGTTGGATTGGCATGCTTAGCCCAAGAATAGGGAACGAACTTAACGTTATTCATTATTGCTACATTAGTATTGTTTTTCGGTGGTCCCCATTCGTTGGGCATTTTCCTCTCGAACGCCCATCTTGCCATTGGTCCAGCATCCCGGTCGCTCCCTTTCCTTAAGATATTAGCCACCCTGTTACCGGCTGACAATACGAAAAATGTCTTGGCGTCCTCTATTCTGTCATGAAATTCCTGATTCTTGTTATAGGCATCGTAGAACCTCTGCCGGTCGATCTTCGCGTACTGACAAGCAAAAGTGATGTTCAAGCCGTTCTGAAAAGCGATAACTAAATTCGTTACAATCTGCTCTGTCACTATAGTAGGTCGCCCTACTTTGTTTTTTGTTACAGTAATACTGGTTTTATTCTCGTTTTCCATATTTCAAAAAATAATCCACATTGTTCTGGACAGTCTTTACATTTGCCAATATAAGTTTCAGAGTTGAACCGGCTTATCAAAACTTTTGTATTCAAATCCCATAACTTCTCGGCTTTTATAATTCCCTTAAGATATAACTCATATTTTGAATGCAACCGCAAGGGATTGTCTATCACGTTTTCGTTCTTAAACAATTCGTCCTGTATTTCGGCCAATCTCTTCCCCTCTTTATTGTCCCGGTTAAAATCACAGCTAACAATTCTTAAAATACTTGTCCCGTACTTCTTATAACGATTATATTGCGAGAGCCGGTGTTGCCTTTGCTCGGGCGTATCGAGCGCCGAAGTGGAGGTATTAATTATAACCTTACACTTCCCGAGAATCTCCATCTGCTCATCTGTTAAAGTTTTCCAATGCTTTGTTATTATAACTATCCTTTTATTAATATATTTTGAGAGAAACCTAACTGTCCTAACCGTATGCCCCCAGTCTGTACAAGGTTCTCCCATTGTTCCAACTCTAATAAATGGCAAGTCGGCATTATTAATGGTTTTTATAATATTATTAATTTGGCTTTCTGATTCCAGTTTTCTTAATATCCCTTTACTAAAATCCCAACCATAAAAATCGGCTATCTTTTTCGCGTAACATAATCCCCAACAACCCTTCGGATTATTGGCTATCCCGTAGGGGCAACCTTTAACTGTATCTAAATCTAAAACCCCTTTATCGTTTAAAGTAACAGTTAATAATTCCTTGAGTTCTTTCTTTTTCATAATTTATTATATTGTTTATAAATTTTTTTAACATTTTCACTTTTAATATCTTTAATTTTTACAAGTTCTATATTATATTTAGTTGATTTTATATCATCCCAATTAATGTCTTTTCTTTTAATAAGAGGGGTATCAAATTTCTGCCATTGGTTTTTAATAACGTGCTGGGGGCGTTGAAACCGGCGCTTCGTTTCAACTACTCCCGGCCATTGTCGTTCAAGCGAGCGAGCCATTCGAAGTCTACCATCGGCTTTATATAATTGATCGGAATTGCCTCCTTTCATAGACATTGTCCGCATCTTATCAATCATAAAAGCATTAAATAATACAGTACACCAGCCGCTTGATAAAACCTGTAAACATAAATCTGTGTCTTCATTATATCTTCCCCGCCACCTATTCGGCAATTCATTTAATATCAACATACATGAATAAACGTGAACATTCTGAAAAAATGGAGGGATATCGTGATTTATAACAAACATTTTATAATTTAATCCCGCGATTGCAATATTCTCATATCGATCAGTAAAATTCTCTACTATTGAAAGAGCTATATTTGCATTACATTGGATTCTTTTTTTTTGATATTTTCTTAAAATATATCTAATATTATCATCAAGAATCCAATGTCTTTTAAAACCTAATTTTTTGGAATGTTCCCAAACCCAATTTCTTGCAGGGATACTACCTAATCCTAAATTACTAAAAGGTAATATATAAACCCGTTCTTTACCAAAGCGATTAATATATTCATCTTTTTCTTGTGGCTCAACTACTAAATGAAAATCTACATTATCTTTAATAAGAAATTTGACTGTTAAACAACTATTAAATCTTCCTTTAGAAATAACATATATTGGATATTTAGGTCTTAAGTTATTCACATTTTACTCAAATTTAATAGATGCGGTATCATCTTTTTTTCTAAAAGGAAACCAAATTGATTTTATTTTTTCAGTATATTTCTGTCCTATTACCTTAAAAAAATCAATTTTATCCTTTTCATTATCAAAACTAACAATTACCTTTAAAGGATCGGACATTATTTGATAATCAGGCATTCCGACCCATTCAGCCGCTTCATTTATATTCTTTATTTCACTCGTTGGGCGGGTAA